CTGCGAATCCCACCACTGTTTCATCAGCATAGGCCACCCATGCATCTGGAGAATTGTTCAATGACCGAGCCATTGTTTCCTGCTGATCCATAGGTAGCATGGCTAAGCATTGAGGATAAATCAAGCCGTGTAGACGAGGCCCATCGGTGTGGTAGATTTGAATCATCCCCCGCGCGATCCTTGATCGCCTTGGGTGATGGAAGGGAAGACCCCTAGGATAGTGGCCGGGTATGGGAGGGATTGCTGAATGCAATACTGGCCGGGGACGTTGTAGGTGGGGTCGAGAAAGGTCCGGGCATCACCGGTGACGAGATCGGATACCACCTGGGAAGCTTGACCGGTGAGCATTGAGGACACATTGCCGACGACAAGGTCCTTCATCGGGACGAGATTGTTGAAGGTCGAACCGATGGAAAGGCCAAGGGTCTCGGTTACTCGGATATCGACGTTGTTGATCTTCTTGACCTTGCCTTGAATTGTGGGCTCGCCAAGGTCTAGGGCAAGGGTCTGGAGTTGAGCGATGAAGCCGAGACCGACGGTGACCTTACTAGCGGCCGTGCCAATAGTGAACTCTCCGTCCGCCGGCATCACAAATGGCGTGATCACCTTGCCATCGGCAAGACCTGTAACAGTCTGCCCAGCGAGGAACTGTGCACCGGAGAACTCGGTGGCAGGTGCTCCGACGTATTGAATGCCGCAATCCACAGTCCAAGCATCAACAGCACCGCCAGGGTAAGTACGCTCGGCCACTCGCTCAATGTATTGGACAGACTGGCCTTCAATCGTTCGCGCAACCACTGTGTAAATCGCATCGACTTCTCCCGCGGTGGCTGTGCCTTCGGTGACGGTGGCGACCGATTTGAACAAGCCGCCGGGGGTGGAGGAATGGCACCATGCGGTGAACTCCTGCTCTTTGAGGAAAGTGAGGGTGAGCATGACGCCATCGTTGCGTACAGCCCAGACTACCTTGAAGGGTTCCTCAGCCCATGCCCATTCTTGAACGGTGAAACCGTAGAAAAGGTGGCTGGAGATAACGGATATATCGGTTCCGGTGAAGACATTGGCGTAGATGTTATAGGCGCTGTCGCGGACGATCGAACCTTTGGATTGCATATAGAGCACATCAAAGTTCGACACAATTGGCGGCACATCGCTCGCGCCATTGAAGGATTGGGCGTTAGCAACGAGGGCACTTGGGGATACAGCAGTTCCATTCCCACCTCCTGTAATCAACCACGAGGCCTTGTTGGTGAGGATGAGAAGGCCAGTGGTTTGTGAGATCATTGACTTGATGGTGTTAAGTTGGCCTGAGACAAGAGTCCCTGTGATCGAGTCGGTGGCCTCACTTGGATTGCTGACGTTGAAGTTAAAGTACGACCCCGGCTGCGACATGTAGAAGGTTTGTGGAGCGCCAGTGGGCGCGGCCAGCACTAGGCGTTGTTGGAAGAATCCCGGGACCGATGGATAGCCATTTGAGCTTGCCGCAAGAGTTGCGGTCGCAGTGGCGCCAGTTGGAGAGAAGGTCATCGTCGGCACTGAGGTGTAACCAGCGCCAGGGTTGAGTACCTGTACCACCCCAACGCCCCAAGTTAGATTCGCGGTGGCGCCAGTTCCAGCCCCTGAAGTGGTTAGCTGAGCCACTGGATTGGTTGGGGTCGAACCAGAAGTCACTGCACCATTGACGACTAAGCTCCATGTGGCTATAGCACTGCCTGAAAGTGTAGCTACTTTGAGGACTACACCGTTAGTAAACGAAACAGTATCACCGATAGCATATCCAGTACCTCCGGAGGCAACAGTGAAAGTAACCAAAGTCAAAACAGCAGCCAGGGATGCTGCAATGGTACTAGATGCCACTGTAGGAGTTACCGATGGCACCATTGTGTAGGTGCTACCATTGGTAATGGTGACCGACGCAATCCCCTCACCCTGAAAAGGGTTCTTAGCGATCGGTGGGGTTTGGGAAAAGTCGGGGCCGATATTGGAATCGACAAAAGTAGTGCCGGTGGTTGTGCCAATGAAACCATAAGTTGAACCCGGCGGAACCACACCGAAATAGCTGACGTCGGATTCGTAGACATTATACGCCACTGCGCTCGGTGCTGGGTCCCATGTTATTGAGATTGATCCAGCTATACTACGAATGTCATAGGTTGGTCCGATAGTTGCCGGTACGCTCTGGGATGATTCCTGCCCATTGGCATCGATTGAGGTGATAACGTATGAATAATATGTTGATATTGGGGCTGAGCCGGGTGATGGAAAATTCTCCGCAGTAGCAGCGATACCCGGTGGGGCTGAGGCTGTGGAGCCTATTACGATTGGAAGCAGAGTCCAATTGGCCGCAGTGATAATGGTAAGGACATAAGGCGTGTAGCTGGGATGACATAGTATTAGTTCGGAGACGTTCTGAGCGAACTTGACAACGGCAAGATCAGCTGCGGCGTAAGGTGAGACGATGGTGTAAACACGCGAGGCGGCAGCAGGAAGGGTGAAAGGATTACTGACGATTACATTACCGAATAGATCAGTTAGAGTAAAGGTATTGGTAGTAATACCTTGCACGATGTAGTAATTACCATCAGCAAATATCCAATCATTGTTGGCATAGCCATGATTTGCATCGGTGAAGACTTCTGGCGGGCCTGCGGTTGCTGATGTGATCGAGGTGGCCGTTTCGAGAACCGGTGCACCATCAACGATGAATCGAATGTATTGATCGCCGAACTCCAGCACGTAGCCAACGTCGAAGGTCACCTGCATGGGGATCAGGCGGACGGGTGTGGCGGACTTGTAGCACTGGAGGATGTACTTGGTGCCAGAGCGGGTACTGGCACCACCACGGTAGTCGACGAAGAAGTTGGAAAGAAGTGCAGCGCCAGAGCGGTACTTAGCGAGGTCCACGCGGGCGTAGAGGGACGGGGCCCATTCACCGGTGTTGAAGCTGGCTTGAATTGCAAGGTCGCTCATTGTTCACCAAGCCGGGAATGCTTCGCCCCAGTCAAAGCCGGAGTACGGCCCTGACATGAAGCCTTCGGTGTAGGCGACGCCGCGGATGCGAATCCAATCGGGGGTGACATCGTTGATGGTGAGGCCTTCATTGCCGTCGATAGAGCGGGCCTGCTCGATGGAGCGGTTAGCGAGGCCGACGAGATCGTTGGCGCGCTTCTTGTCCCCAGTGAGGGCAACCGAGAGGTGGGCCCCAAGGATATCCGCCCAAGCCTTTTGGAACAGCGGGTCCATCACGTTGGGATCGGTGACCTGCTTCACGTAGGCGAGGGTGGCGAACTCTTGATTGGTGAGGATTACTCGTTGGTCGGCCGCTGGGCCGAAGGTCAGGTTGAAGGTGGCGCCGATGCCTGAACCAGTGGTGGTTCCTTGGGCTACCGGGTTGGCTTGGGCAACGAAGTAGGAGCCACCTGCGGTTCCACCATTGAGGACCGGGACCACACAGACTGCGGATACCACGCCACCGGGGGCTGCTGTGACGAGTAATTGCACGGGCGCACCAATTGGTGGATTGGTATTGAGCCCAGCAATGCCTGTGATAATGTCTCCAACATTGTATCCAGTTCCACCATCAACGACGGCAGCGGCTGTGACGGGAATGAATGTGTCATTCTGAACCTTGTAAACAACCGGCTGCCCCCGCCAGAACGCGGCTGCGCCCCCGGTGACCGCGGTGGTGATCGGGACTCCAGAGGCATAGCCGGTCTGGTTCGCGGGGATGATCCAACAGGCACGGAGGCAATCGACGGGGTATTGATATTCGTAGGCCCATGGGGGTGGGGGCTGACCCGGTGACCACAATGGGGTGGCCGCTGAGGTGTTCTCTGGAGTGCCGGGTACCGATGAGATGTAGGTTAGGTTCGCCGTTTTGAGGTGGGAGTCCCATGGCGCGAGTCGGGCCAAATCATCACGAAGCTGGTTCATGATGATGTTGGCCTGTATTGCCTCATTGGTTGAGTTCGCAGCCAACTCCGCATCGGTCACAGTCGTGCGGGTGCCGAGGCACTGTAAAGCTCTATTTACTATATCAGTATTTGTGGTCATCTGTTAGTACTTCCCTTGGGTCCCGCAACAACCGTGATTGGTGCCGTTCCGTCCGACCTCGGTCTTGTTCTTCGGGCCGACGGGTTCCGAGTATGGGATCGGCTTCGGGTCGCATTTGCCACCGTTGGTCGCCCGAGCGACCTGACCAGCACCAGAGTCCTTACCGTATGCGTCGAGGATATCGCTCATTACATTCTCCTATCGATGTTGGCGTCAGCGATCGTTGCGGTCTGGGAGTCACGGGGGAAGACCGAAGGGCGAAGTGGGGCTTCGGTTTCCTCTTCGGTCTCCTCTACAGCGGCCTGTTTCTTCGAGGCCTCCGCGGCCTGAGCTTCCTTCTGTCGAGCCACACCAGCTTCCTTGATCTTGGCGTTGAGTTCCAGAAGCTCGGTCATCGCCGCATTGGATAGCGAGCCCAGCTTGCCACTATGCCCAGCGCATTGGGCGACGATGTTGAGCAGATGCGAAACGTGTTCGTGATCGAAGTCGCTCATTTCCATTTTCCTTGTGATCCGTGTTCATGGGACGTGCAGGAGCCCATCGGTGCTTCGAATCCGCGGCCGGAGTAAAGCTGTGGGCCGGAGCCATTGACGTGAACCTGATGGGACCCGATCTCCGACACCGCTGCGGGTGATACCACGTTAGGTGAGGGATCGGTCTTGCGACCGCCGTTCGAGTTGTTGCCTGAACCTTGTTTCATGTCTTCTCCTTTACTGGCGCTGCCAGTTGCTTGGTGTGGTCGTAACGGTTGTTGGGGTCCTCAGCCATCTCACGACGGACCTTCGTGAATGCCCCATCATCAGCATGGAGTTCTTGGAGAGCTTGCCGAAATCGATCGTGGCACCGTTCCATCTCGCGATCGATCCACGGTGGCGGGGTGATACCTAGGGTGACGTACTCGCCCTTGATATGGACGATGTCATGGAAGTAATTGGCAAACCTCCGCATCTTCTCGGGGATTTCCTTCTCGGCTTCGCCCATGGCGAAGAGGGCCTTGGAGGTGAGTTCGCGGATAGCCTTGAGTTCTCGAGCGATGCGAAGGAGTAGATCTCGGTCGGTCACAGAGTCGTCGAGCTTCGGCTCGGATTCATCAGCCATTAGTTAACAACTCCTCCATTGCTAGACGTACAAGCCGAGGCCCCCGGCAAGGATGCGGACGTACCTCCGGTGTTTATAACGCCGTTCAAAGTCGCGGTGCATTTAAGGCCAGTAGAAGCGCCAGAGAATGTTGGAACAAAGTCGAAGAATATCGTCCCGCCAGTTTGCGCCAAGGCGAACTCATTTCCCCAATTGGGCCCACCAACGACTGTGATTGTGATACCGGCGGCTTCAACGGATATATAGCCGCCATTGTTGGCGTTCCAATGTACAGGCGTTGAGGCGGAACTAACCGTACCGACTTGGTAATTGCCGATGATGCGTAGGTTGCCGCCAGATACCGCAGTGAGCGATGTTCCACCACTGGTCCCTTGGGTTATGTTATTTTGCCAATTAACCACGGCGTTGTTGGTGACGACTAGTTGCTGCCCCGCGATGAAGTTGAATTCCACCCCCTGAAGCTGAGCTTGCACACCATCGAGAGTGAGGGACACCCCCGTGGCCGCTCCAATTGTGATATTCGCCGGAGTGGTGGTATTACCTTGAATGATGTCGCAGGCCGGTCCGCACGAGCCGACTTGTGATCCGGTTAGCGTGGTATTGACTGCGTAGTTGCCAGTGGCGATGGAATAGGTGACTACCAAGCCATTGTGGTCTAGTATAGTCTGGGCAAACGACCATGCTTTGAGTAAGGTAGCAAAAGCGGTGGTGATACCATTGCCGGTTGTGTCAGAGCCGGTTGTGGCAATGAGGAGGGTGGTGTTAGCGCCCAGTTTGGCTCGTCCGGGTGAATTGACAATCCAGTAGTTGGAACCATCAGAGTAGAATTGAAGCGTTTGTCCAGGACCGATGTAGGTGAAGCCGTTGAAGAGAAGTCCACCCCCTTTAATCAAACTGCCTGATCCTGTGGCTATGGCTAGAAGACCCGCGGTATCGGAGTTGGTGACTGATATGATGGTGTTAGCGGCAAGCACTCCCGGGCTGGTGCCGGGGAGGGTATCGACCATTGGCGATCCGGAGTTGCTCCGATGGACCAGAATGTTATTCTGCGCCACCGTATAAGTTGTGCTGGCTCCGGTAATGGATGAAGTACTGGTGATTGGAGCTAGGGTAACTACACCGGTCGAGGTATTGATGGTGGCACCCCCGGATGGGGTGAAACCACCAAGGGCTCCGGAGTTGTTGTATTGAACTTGGCCATTGGTACCACCGGCCGAACCGAGAAGGGAAGCGGGGTTGATTGCCCGAGGAGTGTTGCTTGCGCCGGTGGCATTGCCACAGACTGTAGCATTCGGGAACACACCGTTGCATTGGGCCATCGCGAGGGATGGGAGGAGGAAGAGCCCGAGGGCTAAGAGGAGCTTTTTCATGTTATTGTCCTAGGGTCCAACCGCCATTAACTAGTTCGGGTTCAAGAAGAATGGTGCCAAAGGGGGTTGCGAGTTGGACTTGAGCAAGGTCGGAGATTAGCTCGGAACCAAAAGGGTTCACGTTGATTGTGGTAGCACCACCAGCATCGCCAGATTGGTCCACAATGATCACCGGGTTATAAACCCATTGACCGGGGATTGCCTGTGGGCCTTGGGTTGAGGCCTTGGAGGAGGGTAGGTCGATGTTGACGACTCCGGCCGTGACCTTGAGCTTGATCAAGTTGGTCCACCGCTGGATGGGGTAGGTCCCAGCGGCGGAGATCGTGAGGATAGCGGTCACAGGAACGGTCAGCCAGCCGACAGAGGGACCTTGCCAGACACGGGTATACTGCCTAAAAGTACCACCCTGATCCAAATCCAATTGGCTGGCCATTGGTTAGGCCCTACGTTCGGCGACAGCAGGCTTCGCAGCAGCTTCCAACGCCAGCACTCGCTTGAGCAAGGCATCGTAGTCCTCTTTGGGCACGGTCTGGTTTGGAGCAGAGGCTGCCCCAGCGAAGGCGAGCATCATCTTCTCCATGAATGCCTTCTCAGCGTCGTTCATTCCGCCGTTGGCTGGTAGGGTGTCGATCGGGTGGGCCCATTTGTCTTTGAGGGAATCGGAGATGGCCTCGGCCTCATCGTTCATCGGCTCCATATCGAGGGTAGGATCACCGAGGAAGATGAAGTCGCCACGGACGAGACGAGCCCCTTCGATTTCATGAGTCACTACGCAATCGCCATCACGATTACAGTCCTGCGGATTACGAGGGTCGAGAAGGAGGCCGACCGAGAAGAGCTTTCGCACCGCTTTACCAGTGGTCCGGTCGGATTCGTTATGTTCCCATTCGGTGCCGGGGACATTGAGGTAGTGTGAAGTCATAAGCCTCCACCTTGGTGCGTCAACCATATCAGACTCCTGTGGTTAGATGTTTCCAGATTTCTCTACGTTTGATTCTTCCAATCAGAACGCGCTTGAACATCAGCACTGACCCGTCGTGCATGAGATAATCACGATGCCGGAGCCTCCAATTGCTCCGGTGCCCGAAGAACCATCAGTACCGCCGCCCCCGCTGCCGGTATTAGCCGCCCCCGCTGTGGGAGATGTCGGCCCGGTGCCATTTCCACCGGTGCCCCCACCGCCTGTCCCTCCAGGGTTTGATGTTCCTTGTGTAATAGCGCCGCCACCACCGCCAGCGTAAGTGACTGGGGCTCCGGTAATTGACGATACGAGACCATTGCCGCCGACGCCGCTCGGCGTGCTTGTAGTCGCATTTCCACCACTCGTACCAGCGCCGCCACCACCGCCACCACCGAAAGGTAATGGAGAGTTGTTACCGATGCCGCCGTTAGTTCCTTGGCTAGCGGTTCCGGTTCCGGCCGCGCCGCCATTGCCGCCACCACCGCCAGAACCGCCGCTCTGCCCTGCCGAACCATTATTTCCACCGGCGCCACCGCCTATAGCGGTAGCAAGTGAGCCTAAAACTGAGTTGGCGCCGTTGGTCCCGGATGTACCGCCCGCACCAACCGTTATCGCTGTGGTACCTGATGGAATAGTAACGCTCGACCCCAAGCCGCAAGTCGGCGTTCCCGTTGTGGTGCAAAACCCACCGGCCCCGCCGCCTCCGCCGTTTGCACTGTTGCCACCACCGCCACCACCTGCAATAACCAGGGCTTGCGCCGTGAAGCTGGACGAGCAGATCAGCGAGCCGCTCGCCGTAAATGTGATGATCGTGTTGCCGCCTGAGGTGGAGCGCATGCCGCCGGTGCAATCGCTAGGTAGGACCCCACCTGCCTTAGAACCGGCACCGGTTTGGGCGAGTTGGGCAACGACGAGTGTGGGCCATAGGCAGATGGCGAGGACTAGGGCGAGGGCTTTAGAAAATCGCATAGCTCAGGCTTCCGTACATGCCGACCGCGGCGGAGGTTACGGCGCAGATGTTGTAGCCAAGGGGTGGGGCCCAGAGGACGCCGTAGCCGTTGCCTTTGGTGAAGCCGACCTGGGCAGTGAGGTTGTAGGCACCGGAGAGGTTGACCGGGGTGCCGCCGGCGCAGGTCGAGCCGGTACCGGCGATGAATTGGATGTTGCCGGTACCGGCAGCGATTACGTCGACGGCGGTTACGTAGGCGTAACGATTGGCGACGCCGGTGATGAGTAGGGTGGTTGTGGCAGTGGAGATGGAAATGGGAACGGAAGCGGTGGTGGAAGGGACGAGTTGCTGGGCCAGCGCGGCGCTAGCTAGCCCGATGTAGAGGAGTAGCGCCGCGATGGCTTTGATCATGATACACTCGTGCAGATGTATGCGATCTTCGAGGATGCATTCGAAGTCTGGGTGATAGTGAGTGCAGTGGTGGAGGTGGCCCAAGACATCGCGGCCAATGGGCCGGATTGCCAGGAGACTACGCAGTTGGGGGCGGTTTGGAAGGCGGTACCAAAGGTAACGACGCAAGAGGTGGAGGCTGTGGTGCCGCCGGTGATGACGCCTGAGAGATCAGTGCCAACAAGGGTCGGGGTACCACCGGTGATGCAAGCGGAGAGAACTGGCGCCGGGCCGAGCCTGGTGGTGGATAGAAGATGGCCAGGGAGGTACATACCGCCTTGAACGTTGTCAAAGCCGACAAAGCCGGTGGAGTCCTGCGAAAGTTGAACCCCGCGGTTTGCGGATTGAGCGAGAGCAAAGCCGAGGCCCAGAAGCAGGACCAAGGCTGATGGAAGGAGATATTTGCGCATCATTGTATCCTAAACCATGTTTTGGAGGAAAGTTGATAGTGGAACACGACCGGAGTCAATGCTGTCAGTGTCTGTGAGGTGTAGGTTGCATGAAGGGTGGCACCGGTGTTGGCGGTGACGGTTACCATTGAAGTGAGGGTGGTGTCAGTATCGATGGTAACAAGTTCACCAGCAAACGGCGTGAGAGGAAGGGTGATAGCCCAAGTTGTTGGGGCGGTGCCGATCCAATAGAGGGTGCCACCGAAGGCGGTAGAGGTTGCAGCGCCAGTTTGGCCAGTGGTGCTTTGGAACGCAGTGCCATTGCGAATGGAGTCGAGGGCATAGTCGTAGCCGGTGCCACCTTCGCCTTCAGCGCCACGGATGACCGTATTGGAGGAGACCTGGGTCTGCACTTGGGCTATTGCTGAAGCGATGAACCCTAGCAATAGCCCTCCGATGAGGAGAAGCTTTTTCATAGTGCCCTCAGTTCGCCACGTTGACGCCGGCGGGGTATCCGCCCATGATGGCGTTGTTGGTGCCGTTGTACATCTGGTCGTCGCGGTCGAGGACGACGTAGGATGAGATAGTTCCGGCGGTCATGGTGGCGCCCGCGACGGTGTAGAGCAGACGGACATAACGGGGGACCGCGATGCCATCTGGTGGGCGAGGGAAGTCCATGTCGAGAAGGCGGCCGCCCGCGGAGAGGGTGGCTAGGGCATAGGCCGGGGAGACCCACCAAGTGGTAAAGGCACCGGGGACGCCTGCGCCGGAGTCAGGGGCGCCTTGGATGGCGACCGAGAGGGTGCCTGCGCCGCCTGAGGTGAAGGTGGTGCCGACCTGGACTACGAACTTTAGGGCGGGATCATCACCGATACCCATGTCCCGAGCGCCACCACCGTTTGCTGAGGTGGGGATGCCAGAGGTGATGCCGTAGTCGAGGGTGTTGGCTGAGGGCTGGGTCCCGACTGCGATCGCGAGAGAGGACCCGATGTCGAAGGTTTGATAATTGTCGAGGATCATGTTACACCACCTGAAGTTCGTTGTTGAGGATCGCGTCACAAGTGCGGATGGGGATGCCGCGGAAGGTAGTCACAACCTTACCATTAAATTCCTCAAGCCGTAGCAGCACGTTCGTCTTGTTCATTGCCTGAAGGTCCAAGTAGGTCCGAATGACGCGGTTGGAGTAGATCACCACTCGGCCCTGATTGGCCCGAACTTCGGGAGTGTCAGAGGTCTGGATGGCGGTGGCTTGAGCGGGGGCAGTGGGGAGGCGGTAGAGCCCGCGGACGATCAGGTTGATGAGGTTGGCTGCGGAGACGCCGGTGAGTTGGGTGACGTCGATATTGGCGATCCGGGCTTGGTAACGCCAGTCGCGAAGGGTGAGGCCGATCTCCCATTTGAAGTGATCGCGGTAGGCTTGGTAGGTGTTGCCGTTCGCGTCCTGGACCGGCCACTCACCCATGTCGCGATGCTGGAGCCCGGTGATTTTGCCCTTGGGGAAGATACCATGCATGGTATCGGCGCCCCAAGTGGTGATCCAGAGCGAGGTGTTGGTATTGGAGGTGCCGCCAGCGTCGAGGACGTTGTTGGCGGTTTGGGAGTTAGCGGTGTTGATGGTGGAGTAGCGCGGGGCAAGGCCTGTGAAGCGTTCCGGGTTGATGTGCTGGTTGCCGTAGATGTAGGTCGAGGCGACCTGCTGGGACATGCCCTCGAGGAACGCGCGGACTTCGGAGAGGCGGAACTCAGCGGTGTTGCCGTTGAGGTCGGCGATGTCCTTGTCGATGACCGAGTAGGTTTCGAGGTTGCCGCAGGTGTCGGTGATCTGGGCGGTGGTGGACTTGGCATTGGGGACACCGGCGTTGAGCAGGCGCCAAGTTGCTTGGGGCAGACCGGTCCGGACGGTGGTCTTGTGTCCGGTCGGGAGGTTGCCTTCCATGACGATCATGTCGTCAAGGATTTCGTTCGTCTGGGAAAGGAGTTCGATGATGGTCGCGACGCGATAGCCATCATCCATGCGTTTCGCCCAGTCACTATAGGTTAGGGCAAGTGAGCCAATTACGGCCATGGGTTAAGTCTCCTGAGAGAGGTTGAGGTTGAAGCTGTGGTGTAGTGCATCATCCGGGGAACCATTCTGAGCTTTGCTGTTCAACCTCTCTGAGGTATAGTTAGCCGGGGAGATTTGGGAAAAGGGACTTAGCAGCGGTCGGTCGGGACGCTGCGCCGGGAGCGGTTTGGCCGGCGGGGGATGGGTTGGAGCCGTTAACGTGTTTGCCTTCGGTGATGAGTTGGGAGAGTTTCCAGAAGGCCTTGACGAAAGCGGGGTGGTCTCCGACGCCGGTGAGGTCCATGGCGGCTTTGAACTCGGCGGCTTCGGCCGGGGGGAGGTGAGTGATGGCTCGGCCAATATCGAGCTTTACAGCGTCGAGGCCGGTCTTGTCGCCGTTGACGGCCTTTGCGAGTTCGGGGTCGGCAGTGACTTTGGCTCGCCAGTCGGAGCGCATGGTTTCGACGGCGTTGGTCGGGGCCTTGGCGAGTTCGATCTCACGAGCGGTTTGGAGATCGACCAAGCGTTGGGCTTGATCTTGGGTAAGGCCGAGTTCTTTGAATACTGGGAGGGCAGCTTCGACGGCCTTCGGGTCGAGGGTGTAGTTCTCGGGAGCCTTGAATGCGGCATAGGTATCGGGGGCCTTGCCGGGTTCGGGGGGCTTGGCTTCGATCGGTTTGCCATCTTTGTCGAGGGTGGGCTCGATGGGCTTGTCAGTTGACGAGGTTCCACCCTTCGGCGGCTGGGTCTGGAGTGATGGGTCCTTCGGCTGATCCGGCGTCCTGTCGATAATCTCCCCCGTCGCCGATCGGGCTGCTGCGTCGTTCGGAAGAGGGGTCGTGGTCGGGGTCGGGGAGATCGGGGGCGCTTCGGTCGTTACTGTCGTGTCGGTCATTGTTGGCTTCCTTGGTCATCTGGAGGTAGGCATCGGGACAGTGGGCCATGATATCGGAGAGTAAGCGCTGGCCGAAGTTACGCTCACCTTTAGTGTAGGCTTCGCGGAGTGCGTCGCCGGTGAATGGATCGGTGAAGATATGGGCTTCGGTGAGCTTCCGCCACATCCACGCGCGACCTGGAATGGTGGACATGATGGCGGCTACGGCCTCGCGGTCTTGGAGGACGCGAAGCTTCGAGGACTTCTCGGCTGAGCGGATTTGCTTGCGGTCGGCTGCGTTGTCCATTAGGAGGCCTGTGACTGTTGGCCCTTGGGCATTAGGCCAGCCCCAGAGAGATTGGCTGCGCCCTTGGAGAGTTGCTCAGCGATCTGCGCCTGCTGCTCTGCCTGCTTCTGTTGGGCGCGATCTGCACGGATTTGGGCCAAAGCCTCGGGACTCCTAATCATCTTGGGGTCATTGTTCTGGAGTGCAGAGAATTTGTCAAGGGCATAATCGGTGTCGATGTTGTCCATGGCGGCAGGGACGACCGCCACGAGTTCGCCGGCGAGTTGGAGCAGGGATTGGATGCCACCGGCCGCGGTTGCGTCTTGGGCCTGTTTGAGCATGGAGACGTAGTTGATGTTGATCATCTTGCCTTGGATTTCGGGCGGGGAGGGCGGGAGGATGCCAGCACGAGCGGCCATAGCGAAGACCCGATCGATGGTTGGGCCGAGGGCTTCGTTGTCGACGCGGTCGATCGCTGGGCCGAGGGCGACGAGGGACTCGGATTTGCGCATGTTCCATTCAACGGCGGTTACGTTGGAACGGGTTTCGTATTGGGAGGCAGTCATGAGAACGTCGTTGAAGAAGGTCTTGCCGAGGCGGGCTTTGACCTCGTTGAGGTCCTCGGTGATGGCTTGAACTGGGAACTGGTGGGTGTCGTAGACTGACGCGATACCCGGTTTGCCACTGGTGGTGAAGCCTTGGACGTAGGTCATACCACCGGGGAGGAGCGAAGCGGGTTGGTTCTTGAGTTGGACATCGGCGACGAGCGGTGGGTTGACCATCTTGTCGATGGCTTGAGCTTTGCGTCGGGTTTCGAGTTGGACTTGCTTCTGATCCGGGAGGGCGTCCATTGCGGGGGATCGGCCGTAGGCGTCGTTGGAGACGGTGTCCCAGCGATCGATTATGGCGAACTGTTCGAGGTAGCCCTTTTTGCGGAGGAAGCCACGGCTTTGGACGTTGGAGCCTTGCGGAGCAGCACTTCCACCCCATTCCCAGTAAAGCTCACGGAATGCAAACCTGGCTGGAAATCCAAACTCTGCAGCGCGGCCATCATCGTTGGGCTCAACTGAATGAGCAACGATGACCTCTCGAGTGAGATTTGCACCACCTGGGTCCTTGTACAATCGTTGAACTGATTCACTACAATTCTCCAATCCGAACTCAGCGACAAGGCCGCTGACGGTGAGGGTGAACTCGCGGTAGAAGATGGTGGGGCGATACTTGCCATCGATGTCAACGTAGTATTCACCGAGGCATGGGTTGATGCAGTTGATAACGTTTTCGAAGTCTTCGTAGATCAGCATGGCGGCGGTGCCGAAGATCACGAGGTCGAAGTAGAAGACCGCGATGGCGTTGTAGAAGTTGGACTCAGAGAAGATGAGGTAGAGGATGCGTTCGCATTCGGCGAGCCAGAGGGAGACGGGACTTGTTTGAGTACTGTCGATGGTGCCGACTCGGAGCTTGAACCATGGGCGGGTAGGTGACGACTTGCCAGAGACGAGACCTGACGCAAGGTTTCGTGCGCAGATCACGCCGGTGGAATCGAGAATGTGTTGGTTGATGGGCGACCCGCGAGCCATCTGGTTGGGGGTGATTATCCACTTGTACCGCCTAGGTAAGAAGTAATCGGCTAGTTCGCGCCAGTGGCACCACCATGAATAGCGATTGACGCGAAGGCCCAGGAGGCGACCTTCGCTGTATTTGAGCGCCGCGAGGTCGGTGGAGGTGGGGGCGGAGTCACTCATTGAGTGGGGACTTTCCAGTGGGTTCGGCTTTGAGGAGTCGGCCTTCGGCATGCATCTGGGCAGCCGCCATTAGGGCAAAGGGTTCGCTTGGGGGCGGGACTGGAGGGAGTCCTTTGGGGCGGGGGGTGGATGAGGTGAAGGGGACTACGGGCATGGGTTAACCTAACACATTGGGCCTTTAGGACCTTTAGGGTAGATGTTATGAATGCCTTCTGCCCAAGTCAATCGTGGTGGATGGCTAGTAAGAAAGGCACAGGTAAAGCCTGAGTTGTTTTGTTGGTGAAGCCATTGATGGACGTTTGGCTCTGCTAATAGAGCCGCGGTAATTCGAGCCTTGCAGGATTCGGAGCAAGGCTTAGGGTGTTGATAGCATTTGTTGAGTAGAGTGCTCATTGTCCTAGGAGACTCTTCTGGCCATAGCCGGTCGCGGGGACTGCAGCTGAACCAACGAAGCTTGGGGTGGAGCCTTGGGAGCCGGAATTCTGGGAGCCGATCGGTTGTTGAACGGGTGGAGCAGCTTCGGCGGGGGTGGGTGGAGCGGTGGGGGTGGCGGTGGCGGTTGGGGCAGTGGCAGCACTCGATCCAAAAAGGAAGCTCCCGATAGCTTCTAAAGGGCTAACGGAACAGAGGCCATGGGGTTGGTCATGAGGCTTCATCGGTATTCTCCTTCCCCAGTGTGGGGGTTGTAGTGGTAGGACTTGGGGCCGGAATGGGCGTAGACGCCGGACATGTGGGATTCGGCGTATGGGTCGTATTCGGTTTCGATGAGCGGGCGATGGGGATGGTCGCCACCGGCGAAGGCGTTGCGGGCTAGGGGGCCACCGAAGGTTAGGACGAACGCATCGAGATCATCCATGATGATCCCGGGGTTGTCCTCCATGATGTCTTCCTTTGACACCAGTTGGATTTGATCGGCTTTGTTGAAGGTGTAGCGGATCGCGAGCATAGCTGTGCGAAGGTCGGGGTCGAAGGGGAGCGCGCCGGATTTCAGCCACGCTCGGGCGGCCCCGTACATGGCGGCGCGCTTGTTGGCGTAGGATTCACCGGCGTTATCGAAGACGATGCCGGTGATGTCATCTTTGCCGCCGAATTGGACTTCGATGCAATAGAGGCGTTGGTTGCGGACTTGGTCCACGACGCCACCGCCAACGCCACCGCCATCGATGAAGATACCGTCGGGACGGAGGGTGGTGTAGGTGGAGTGGATTCGGTTGGCTAGCTCGGTGGTGGAGATGCCATTGAAGACCTCGCGGGGGATTGATCTGGCGTCTCGGCCTTTACGGGGAAATATAACTGAATTGTTAGAACCGAATCTTGCAACGTCCACGCCAATGGCAAGGGGGGTGAAGGCATCAACGAATACTTCTCGATCTGCTGACATAGCTGCATCAATGTCTGCTGCTGAGAAGAATTCCATTTCGCCGATTCGAGGGAATTGACCGAGGACACGAACTCGAACAAAGTCTGAATCCGCTCCATAGGCCTTGATCCATTTCTCGAACCGGGCCTTGTTGGTGATGGCGACGGTGCGAGAGTCGATTTGCTTGGTGAGCCAAAATTCCGCATGTTTGCCTCCTGTGAAGCATTCTTTGAACCGGCCGGAGTTGCGGGTGGGATTGCCAAAGGCGATCCACATGATCTGGGTGTTGTCATCGGTGAGGGCGCCCTCGGCGGTTTCCCAGATGAGGTCGTTGATGGCTGAGGCCTCGTCGAAGATTACGAGGACCCGTTTGCCTTCGTTGTGCATACCGGCGAAGGCTTCGGGGTTCTTCTCGGACCATGGGATCATGTCGATCCGCCAAGTGCGCTCGCGGGTGGGGTCCTTGGAGGTGAGGGAGGTGGCGTTGAGGGTGAAGTGATCGCGGGCGAAGAAGCAGAGGTTGAACCATTTCCCGACTGCAGCCCAGGTTTTGGTTTTGAGTTGGGTTTCGGTATTGGCGGTGACGATGCCGAGGGTGTCGGGGTAGGTGGTGAAGGCCCAAAGGATGATGATAGCGACGAGCGCGGACTTGCCGATGCCGTGGCCGGATGCGACGGCGATTTGGATGGCCTCGGAGGTGTTGATCAGGCGATCGCGAAGGGCGCAGAGGACCCAGACTTGCCATAGGTCGAGGACGTGGTCGGCGAGGACGGTGCCGGGTTCGCCCCATGGGAAGGCACCAAGAGCGAAGGCGTAGGGGTCGTCTGCGACTGAGGCTAGCCATTCAAGAAGTTCGGCGGTCATGGCCTCGGGTGGAGGGGTGGGGGCTAGCATAGGGGAAGTCCACTTGGGCGGGCCAGGTGCGGACTACGTCCGTGGGTCCCACGTGTACACCTGGCCCAAGAGTGGCTTGTTGCTTGCAGCGTGCTGCTTACACCGAAGATCATTCGACACCGCTCCTGTGGGACTGAGGACACCAGGTTACGGGGGATGAATGGTCTTAGCACTAGCGGGGTTCTAGCTGAACCCTTGGGGCCTGCCCTTTCGCAAGGTTGAGTGCGCCCGGGTCCACTGGGCGTGGGCTCGATCGGGCCAAGGAAAGGCGGGGTGGAAGTTTGTTTAAGCATCTGAACAGAGCCTATGTTGAAGCAAAGCCACTGCGCCCATTAACATTCCAGCTTGCTCACATCGACTAAAGCCTGTTCCAATAGCTCCATCATTGCTAACATAAGCTACGGCTACACCAACTACTTCACCTTTACGAGCTAGTTCAAGTGCACTTTCAAGCCGTTCGATTACATCCTTATGGGTAAGTTCTGGCCGAGTGACTAACTTCACAGGGGTGGGGAGAGACCCAGCGCGATCGAACTCGGAGCCTGCCGATCCAAACTCTGGGCGATCAAGCAACTGGGTCTCTCCTTGGGTGAGGGCGCTAGCCGAAGCGCCGGATGGGGGACGAGCCCGGCGATGGACCGGGGGTGGCTTTCGCCGGGCTCGATTGAGGTCCCGTGGATGAGGCCTCAATGGTTTTGACTTCACGCTGGGCCGGGGCCGAACGCCGCCGGGCCGCTTCGAGGTTGGCCGCGAAGTCGACGTTGACGTTGACGGATTTGGTGACCTTAGAATAGCCGAGTCGGTCGTAACGATCGCTGGTGACTTGAACCAGCTGGGAAAGGGGAATGGTTTCGTCCTCTTCCATGGCTTTATCGAGCCGGTCCGAAATCAATTGTTCGGCCTTGAGGGCGTTCGAGCGCATGTAGTCGGTGACCGGATCGGCGGTCTCGCGCCATTCCTCAGTCAACATGGTCCGGTAATGCGCGACTAGCTCAATGAAGGAAGGATCATCCTTAAGTTGACTGACCCTATTGTAGCTCATGCCACAAGTCTCAGCCACTTCACGATTGCTCATACCGGATGCTACGGCACGGGCTACCCGGTGGTGGGAATCCTTAAGGCTTTGAATATGCCCTTGGGGCCTGGGCGCTTGGAGATGGGTCAGGTCAGCCCGGGTCACCTCACGGATATCGGTGATCTCCGGAAGGGACTCGATTGCGCGGCCGCCGTGTTGAAGTCGAGCCATTGTTAGAACCGTCGGTGCACTGGGGCTGGGGGTGAGCGGAAGAGGTGAGCGATAGGAACTGGGTTCGGCGATTTGAGCTTGATGTTATATCGGGGCTTGTAAAGTTCGATCATGGCCTTCTCGATTCGGTCGAGGTCTTCGACGAGGGTCGGGAGAACGTACACTTGGTCGAACAGAACCCCCCGGAGGGAGGCCGGCATCCACGACGGGGTGGACTTCCGACCCCAGTTCGATCGATGGGCTTCGATCCGTGACAGCGGCTTCTTCGACTGGCCCACATACACCACAACCCCATCCCTCAGCAGGGCATACACCGCTGGCTTCAAAATGGGGCTAACCTCAATGAATCCCTCAAGCACCGGATCGGTCTCCTATTCTCACCTTCGATTCTCCCCCATTCCCCCGCGTAAGTCAAGCGGCTCGTGTGTATGTTTCATATGCATGATTCGATTTTTGAGTACAGGATATCCAACACCTCTGCCCCAACGCGAGCGACAAAATTTTGGCCCCACCCCCGCCCGACGAACGATGCCGGTGGAGTGGGGCCAAGCCGAAGGCCGGAGGGCAGGTCAGGCCTTGACGGCGAGGAGGGTATCGTTCGCCTTGACGAACGCTTCGATGGTCGGCTTGGCCGCGAGCAGGCGCTCAATCTGACCACGGTAGAGGGTGACCGGGAAGCGGCCAAGGCCGTAGATGGACAGGGCGCCCTTTTCGGAGACCTTGAGGGAAAGCGCCTTAGGGGCGGACTGCGCAGTGATCATGGCAATGAGTTCGGCTTGGGACAGCTTGGTGAGATCGGTCATGCGCTTAGCTCCGGTTCATGCATCGACGCCGTGTTGGCGACAACCCGAATATGCGCCCGGCCATCGCCGTTGTCCAATCACGAAATGTTTCATCGATGTAATCGTTCGTGATCGCTGCCACTCTCTGGTATCTCTCTCATGTCCCCCTAAGTCACCTCTCATGAACTCATGTACAGACCGTACCCCGTGTGTACCCCTCCCACCGTCTATCTTGGGTCTGTCTGTCTTACCGTCTCAATATATATCCTGATTAGGACAAGGACACACCAACACAGACACCGACCTACCCATACACACGGGGTATACCCTGTAGATCAGGTCATGAGAGGTAGGTTAGAGGGACATTAGGGGCGGATTAGAGTACGATGAATTGGGCCTAATCTAACGAAGATTTGGCTAAAGATCATCGTTGAGTTTCAACAGGTTGTGTGGTATGATATGCTTACAATCAGGAGAGGGAAGATGGGCCGCAAGCTGCCACCGCCGATCATTCTAAAGGTTGAAGGAATAAGCCAAGCTGAGAATGGTGATACCTTTGTTGATGACTTCACAGGTGAGGTATTACCTAGACTCAAGGGTGAGGAGCGCGTTGGTAAGACCATCTCAGGCAATGAGGCTGATCTTGAGCGGCATAGGCTCAAGCGGGCTAAGCAGGATGCTGTTCTCAAACTCGCCGGGGTATTGCCAACACGGGCCGAAACGGTTGGCCGATTGGTTACGCCAACGCTTGTTGGGCAACGGCCGATTGCTACCCTTGAGGTCAATGGTAAGCCGATAGCGTTGTATATTCCAAGCATTGATCCTATTCGGAGATGGTGACTATGCTTACCTATAACCAATATCTACAGGTTGTTCGCATTATCCTAGCAGATGATGAAGCTTATAAGCATGGAGCATGGGCTATTCGTATTGAACCCGGTCCTGTCATTGTTAGCTTCCTTCGCTTTGACCTCAGGTATAGACTTGACGGTCAAGGTAATCTCACTCACGACAATGATAACATAAAGCGCCTCACGCTTTCGTGATCGATGTTCCCGGTTCGTTCACGCCGCTCGCCACAATCGCGCCACAATCGGGGCGCATGATGCACCGATCGCCGAATGCTGATAGCGCAGCGTGAAGCGTGTACTTCGAACTAACCCACAACCCTAGGAGATAGCATGAGCCTTAGACGATTGAACCGTAAGGTTAAGACCTTAGCTAACAAGGGTAAACCCGGTATACCTAATCGAAGGATGACAACTCGGATTGATAGCAATGGTGATCTACGTGAGTATCACCCAACTAAGGGGTATAAGCGCAAGGTCGAAACCGGGAACTAATCCCCCGGTCTGTGGGTTATGCCCACACTGACGAGACCAACTTGAGAGTGCGGACCAATGTTCAAATGCACTTGTGGACGTAGCTTTAAGTTTGAGTATCAACTAACTAATCACATTGGTATGTTCATTCTCTTGAATGATAATGTCGATGGACATAAGCGAATAGTTTGCGAATAAGCGGGGACGCTATAACAATCCATGCGTGGGCATTATCCCACGGGCTGTTTGAAACCAACTAGGATATGGTAGCCGAAGCGTAGGTTATCATGGGATTGTATCCCCGGCTAGAGTATGAGGGCGAGTGGGTTTCGTCTCCACCGCTTAATTATGAGGTAAGCAAAAATCTGCCTCATACTCTAGCTCGGCGTGCAATCCCGCACGACTAACCCACTAACCAAAGCCCAAGCTGGCTTAGGGGCAATGTTAGGGTAAGTGAACACTAGGCTTCGGCCTGACGTTCCATAGACCCTTCCATCCCTTACGATAGCCGCTCCGCCTGGGGACTGCCCGTGGGTTTAACCAAGAAGGCAGAAACTTATGTCTGACTTGCTTACCACAGACGACGCTCCGACAATCGCTCCCGACGACGAAAAGTTCTTCGTTACCGTTCCCCTGAAGAACGGTGCAGGCGAAGTCCGTGTGGATACTCGTTCGTTCAATGACGAAGTCTACAAGGAGGTGCTCCTTCAGGGGATCAAGGCAATCGCCGAACGGAATATGTCGAAGCTCACCAAGGAAGCCTACCCCGTGGAGACCGAACGCAAGGCCGCTATCTTGGCGAAGGCGCAAGCCAACGTCAAGGCAATGGCCGAAGGCACGATCAAGATCACCGGCAAGACCATCAAGAAGGTCTCCGGTGCGATCATGACCGAAGCCATGCGGCTTGGTCGGAACTTGGTCAAGGACGCCATGAAGGCGAACAAGATCAAGATCTCCCATGTGAAGGCTTCTGAGATCACTGCGGCGGCTAAGGCCTTGCTGGAGAGTGACCCCTCCATCATCGCCACCGCCGAGGCCAATCTTAAGGCCCGAGAGGCAACCCCGATGAAGATCAACATTGCTTCGTTGATCCATGTCGATCCGGAACTCGTTCGCAAGGACGAAGCCAAGAAGGCCAAGGAGAAAGCCGAAAAGCCCTTGAGTGCAAAGCAGGCGGGGAAAGTCGCCCCGCGTGCTAAGGGTTCAAAGCCGGTTGCGCAGGTGAACGCGTAGTCTGGTAACAAAGCGTTAAGCGTAGACGTGAACTTCTGACGCGAAGCGCAGGTCTGCGTACCACCACACTGTACAGAGCGAGTAATAGGAACCTCTAGCACGAAGAAGCAATGCCGATCTGCTAGTTGATGCAAAGCCTAGGATCGCTCTGTACCCGGTGAATAAGGCCCCACTACCCATGAGGCACCTAGCCTAGATTGTGCTGTACGCAATCGAAGCTCGATGGCTAAGGCCCTCATGGTCCCTTTCACAAGATGATCGTAGATTGCTGATCCAATCAAAGACGATCATAGAAGGAACAACCCAAATGACAGGCCACCAAATCAATTCCCTCGTCGGCGATCTTGTTGCTATGGCGAAGGCGATGGAACGTGTACCAGAGCTTGAACGAGAAATTAACACTCTTCGCAATGAGAATGAGTACAAGCTTGGAAAGATTGCTGAGATTGAAGCCGATCTTGAGCAATCCCGCGCCTATGTCGTCTCCCTTCAAGCCAAGTTCCATGAGGCGGAGGTAGCCAAAGACGCGGCCGAGACCATGTTTCTCGAAGCTGATGATAAGCTTGGAAAGGTTGCCAAGGCTTTTCAAGTGGCTCTTGAAGCCATGGATCACACTGACAAAGTGATCACCGAGGTTATAGCCAAGCCGGAACCCGAAGTGAAGGCTGAGAGTGCTGAGGACCCTACTTCTGCTCAGTCTGTCGATCATATGCAGACTGCGAACACTTCGGCGCAGGGTCAGAGTGAGCCGGACCCTACTGTGAAATTGGCCTACACTATCCATGCCTCGACTGTAACAGAAAGCGGGCCTGCTGGTGGAGTTAATGAGCCTCATCCGTTTGGAGAACATGGAGGCGGAATGAGTCAACCTATTACTAGCTGGCCCACTACGCCCGCTCAACCTTACCTCGGCCAAAACTACTTCGATTGGCCCGCTTACGTCCCGCATGACCAATGGATCGCCGGTGGCGGAACTGAGCATGACTACTGGACCCGTCGTTAACTAACCCAATGGCCTCGCTCTAACCCAGCGAGGCCATTTCTTTACCCACTAGACCGATCAAAGCCAAGGTTGTTGACTTCCCTGCTATGATATGGTACTATGGTAGTACAATCAGGAGACCGATCATGCCAACCCCAATCCACTACCTAGGCCAATCCTTCACCGATCACTCCGTGACCTTTTCCATAAACGGCGTCCGTTGGGAATATCACCTAACCCAACATGGCTGCCACTCCGTTGATTGGTTATCCCATAAGGTCTCCATCGGCAAAG